GTCATGTTATCGGGGCTCCCCAGCTCGTCAACCGGGCGGCGTATTTTGCGGTGCAGCAGCTCGCGCCCCGCCCGTTCGCATTTAGGCAGCCACAACCGCTGCCTTTGCCCGAAGGCGCGGCACAGCTTGTCTGCCGCCTGTTCACCCACCACCTCCGCCAAAGCGGCGTGGGTAGCCTGCCCGGCACGCTTCACATTACAGGATACCGGGAAGGTGGTGCCGCCGTAGGCGCGCAGCAGAGCGAGCGTCGGCTCGGCGCCAATCAGCCCCACCATTTCCATCACGCTGTCCGGCAGCAGGTGGCGCACCGCTTCAAAATCCGTTTCATCATAGAGTTCAAACGACATTATTTCCCCTTCCGACGGTTGGCAGCAATCTGCAAAGCCGCCACCAGTTTGTGCAACTGATCATTATCCAGATACTCGACTTTTTCACGGCCGAACATCCGCCGCGCCATCGCATGCGCGTAGTTCCAGTGATAGCCGCCGTCGGCCAGCAGGGCTTCCACCTTGTCCATCATCGCGGCCGCCGTCGTGCGGCGCAGGTGCGGTCTGCCGTGCTTCTCCCGTGCTGTAGACGGCTTGAAGCCGAAACGGCGCATTTCGGCATCCACACGCTCCAGCTCGCCGATATCCATCACCGCGCACGAGTTTTTACCCGTGATGCGCAGCAGCATGGCGCGGTAGGCCTCTTCGGCCATTCCCAGCTCCTTTTGTGCAATCTTGATTTTGGCGATCAGTCCGTTGCGGCTTTTCATGGTTAAAATACCATATATAGTAAAATAAATGCAATTATACAGTAATTTAATACCATATATAGTATTTGACCGATTATTAGCAAATAAAAAAAGGCCGTCTGAAACAGGTTTTCCCATTTCAGACGGCCGTCGATTTGTTATCATCAACCCTTGATCAAATCCTTCAGCCCTTTGGCCGGTTTGAACTTCGGCGCGCGGGTGGCGGGGATGGCAATCGTCTCGCCCGTTTTCGGATTGCGCCCCTGCCGCGCGGCGCGTTGGGCCGTGCCCAGTGTGCCGATGCCCGGCAGGGTAACTTCGCCGCCTTCGAGCAATTCGACCTTCACCGCCTGCTCCAGCGCGGCCAGCACGCGCTCGGCTTCGGTTTTGCCGACGTCGGCGTGTTTGGCCAGTACGCTAATCAATTCGCTTTTTTTCATGGTTTTAACTCCGTTTTAAAGTGGTTTAAATGCGGCAAACCGTGCCGCGCGGATTTCGATTTTTCAGGTAGCCTGCTTACTGCTTAAGCTCTGGAACATCCTGCACTTCATCGCCGCGTATGCGGGCGTTGGCATTGATGGTCATCATCGCTATGGCGGCATAATTCTGTGCCGGGGTATTCTTTTGAGATATGCCTCGCACCATAGGTACGTCACTGGTGCATCCGATGTCCAGCGTATTTCCCACGTCTTCGATGGTAATAATTACTTTTGCCATATCTTTACTCCTGCCAGCCGTCCAATAATTCGGCCAGCTCGTCCAGCATGGTGGTCAGCGTGTTGGCCATGATAACTTGCGAGGCATAAGCTTGTTCGGCAGCTGTGTTGCCACCTTGAGCCTCCTCGGTCAGTACGTCCAAATAACGGATGTTTTTCATGGTCAGTTTGTCGGTCAGCACAAAGGCGATGCTTTCGCGCCATACCAAACCCAGCTCGGCCACGCGCTTGCCGCATTTCACATGCTGCACCACCTCTTCGGCGGTTACGTCTTTGCGCTTGATGCGCACCTCGGGAGCCATATCTCCGGCACCGACCAAGACCACGTAGTCATCCAGTTCAAACATCCCGTCCGCCTCGCCGTTGTGCAGCCATTCGGTCATCAGATCGGAAGGCGAACGGTGGGCTGTCGTCGTCCAGGCATGTAACCCGCCCAGTGCTTCGCGCAGGTGGCTCAACAGGGTTTCGGCTTTGTTGCCGGTTTGGTTGATGAGCAGGTAGCCATCGGCCAAGACTGCATCGGTGCGGCTGGCGCGGGTAAAGGCGCGCGGCAGCAGCTCGTCGGTAATCTGCTCTTTCAGCTCCTGCCGTTCCTTTCGGCCGACTTTGCGTGCTTCTTCTGCTTCGATTTTGGCCATTTTTTCGTCCAAGGCGGTTTTGATGACCGCACCCGGCAGCACCCGCTCTTCACGCTTCAGGGAGATACCCAAGGTCTTGTTGGCAGCAAATACCAGCTCGTCGCCAAACGGCTGCGGTACGGTAAAACCGTCGGTAAACCAATCCATCCCGCCGGGCTGCACAAAACGGTGTTCGTCCAGCGCCTCGGCTAAAACGGCCGCATCCGGGGTTTCAGGCAGCCGGTAGGCTTTGCATTGTTTAAACCACATCTTTTTGCTCCTCATCGTCGGTTACACATTTGATACCGTTTATCCAGCCATCTCGGTAATCCACATTCCCGTCGGACACCCGCACGGCATGGGATTCAACTTCATCCCAATCCATATTTTCAGATGCCCAGTATTCGATTTCGTCTTCATTCTCGGTAAACAACAGCTCGGTTTCGGCTTTAGCCTTCTCTCGGTCTTCGCCGCACTGCTCGACGTAATAATCCGTCATGGAATCGGCAATAACCTGTACCGGCACGCGCCACACCGAAAAATCGTGCATTTCTACCAATAAATATTTTTTCATCTCATACCCCCTCCAGCACTTGATCGTGCGGCTCAATGACAAAAAACTCCTTGCCCAGTACCAATTTGATGCCCGGCACCTGCCCGTCGGCAAACAGCTCCTGTTCGTTGAGGATGGCCTCTTTGTTGACTTCGCGTTTTACGCGCAAAAAGCGCGATAGCTCGGGATTGCCTTCCAACAGTGCCACTACGGCATCCACCCCCGACACGCTCACTTTGGGCGGGTTTACGCGCCATTTCACGATGCCGGTTACAAAGTCGGCAAACTTAACTTTGCCGCCGTCGGTAATAGCCATTCGGTTGGCTTCGCACCACAGCTGCACGCTGTCTTGCAGGGCTTCGATGCGCTCGTTGAGCGGGGCGGCATCGTTGGCGTACTGCTCCTGCAATTCGGCAATGCCGTCATTCATGGTGGCGGCTAAACGGTCGCGTTCACGGCTTAAATCGCCGATTTCGCGGATGTAGGCCACCACGTCGTCTTTGCTCTGCGCTGCCACTTGGGCGGCTTGTTTCAGTCTGGTTTTCTTGGTTTTTGCTACCATTGCTTTTTCCTTTCAAAGATTTCAGCGATTTTTTGATACAGTTTTTTCAGATTTTCCCGTCCCCGGGCTTTTTCTTCCGGCGTGAGCTGACGTTTGTGTTCCAACTGCGCCAGCTCTTCCCTTGGCGGCAGGTGTTTAATCAACATTTTGGGAGCCGGCCAGCGTTCGATTTCCGCCAGCAAGCAGGCAAATGCCCGAGTAACGCGCCCAGTATCCTGTTGCTCATCCCATTGGATGGGCAGTGAGGCAATCGCCTCCATCCATACACTGGCCGTCAGCTTGATACCGTCGGCGGGCGGCGCACCTTCCAGCCGCAGCATCATCAGTTTTTGCAGCCCGGTCAGCAGCTCATCGCTGACAAACTTGGGCAATGGCTTACTCATTTTTCATTTCCTCCAGTTGTTGTACGGCATCCACTACTTTGCTTCCCCGCGGCCGGCTGCCGCCACTAATGCTCGAGGTACCTGCGCCACCGCTGATGGATACGGACGCTGCCGCAGCGGCCGACGGCTGCCATTTGCTGACGATTTCGTACAAATACCCATGAGATTTAAGCGGTGTTTTCAGACGGCCTATATCGCGGGCAGCCAGCGTTTCGGTAAAGCCATGTATCCATGCCGCCGCAGGGGCGGGGTAGGACACGCCGTCGCGTTCGACGGTTTCGGCCTTAATCGACGGCATCAACTCGTTCAACAGTTTCGCCGTCCGCGACCAGCTCAACTGCGACTTGGCGGGGCGGAACAGCCCGATATAGCGGATGGCTGCCTTGCCCAACTCGGCATCCATATCCAACACGGCCTTGAGCACCGCCGATGCGTCGGCATCGTTGATTAAGGTATCCAGGCTGTGCACCGCGCCGCAGTTAGGGCAACGGATGTTCATCACATTTCCTCCCACATCAAAACCGCCTCACCCAACGTGGCCGCTTCCGCCGTCTTCAACACGCCGTCAGCCGCCCGTGCGACGACGGTATAGCTGCCGCCGTCTGCTTTGCAGATGTACAGCTCGCCGCGCTCTTCCAGCCATTCCAACAGTTCTTTTGCGTTCATTTCTTTTCATCCTTGTCCATTTACCCCTAACTGCTTCCGCTCTTTGCCACCATCCATCGCGTGGTACAGCTGCGCCTCTCGGCCTTTTCTTACTCCGGCAGCCAAATCCTGCTCTCTGCTGGCTTTCGAACCGCCGTGTACATCGCGTTTTTTGGCCTGTCCCATTTCGCCCATCTGCTGTTTGTAGTGTGCCAACACCTCTTTTTCTGCCGGTTCGGCGGCAAATTCCTCCACTTTTTTCACAATTGCATATACCCAACCCGTACAAAATTGGTCGGCACGGGCGGTTTTGTTACGTGTCAGGCGCACCGCTTTAAGCTCGGTTTTAATGTACTCGCGCCGCTCTTTTTTCAGCTGGCGCAGCAGCACCTCGTAAGCGTAGGCGGCCAGCTCCGGCTTGATACCGATGCCGAAAAACCGTGCTTCGGCCAAACCCCACTGCGTTTGCTGGTAGCACTCAACCCCGAATGCCTTGGCGCACTGGGCAATCAGGACTTGATGCCAAGTCGGCAGGCTTGAGGCGCAAGCCACGCCTTTTTCGGTTACGGCAGACAGCTCCACATCTATTTCACTGACGCCGTACTTTTTCATCAGGATTTGTGCCTGCCGGATGGCCTGCGCCGCCTCATGCTCGTTGGCCGATTCGCCCAAAGCCAAACACTTTTTAATCTTGTCCAATACCTTTTCTTTATCCATTTTCAACATCCTCATCCTTCAAAAAATCACTTCCGCGCCGCATCACGCCCTCTCCGAACTTCTCCCGGATTTCCGAGAGCACCGCATTGATTTTGCGCTGCCTCTCTTCCGCTTCTTCGCGCCTGTAATCCTCATACGTCTTTTCCGGATACCGCCCCCACCGCCTGCTGCGCAGGCTGCCGACATGGCGGCCGAACGCGAAGGGGTCGCTGTAACGCCTGCCCCAACTCATTGCGCCAACCCCGATTCAAAATCTTCCTCGGTCGGCTCAAACGGCAGGTCGGGATATATGCCGTGGGCAATCGGCATTTTTTCTGCCGCATCCGACTCCTCAGCTGTTTCGGCAGCTATATGAGACGGCCGTATAGTGACTTCATCAGGGGTACAGCTGCCGATTAGCACGGCATAACCCAGCGCAATCAGCGTGCCCACCATCCAGCGCCACAGTGCCGGTTTCAAACTGTCTTGCCACATTCCCGTTTCCCCCTTTAATGGATCAACATCTCGGCAAACTGCCGTACCATTTCCACGGAGGGCTCCTGCCGGTTAATCCGGGCAAGCCGCACCACCCCGCGCAGCATCTTGTCCAGCCGCCGTGCGTTGCCTGCGGCGGTGCGCACCAGCTCGGCGGCAGCCTCCTCATCCATATCCGGCATCGCTTGGGCCACAATCTGCGCCAAATCTTCATCCGGCACGCTCTCGCCCAAATCCAGCTTAAAGGCCATGCGGCTGTAGAGCTGTTTCAATTCGCCGTTTTTGCCGCGCAGGTTCACCAGCAGGCGCGGCATACCGGCCAACACCAAACCGCAGCCGGTTTTGTCGTGCACGCGGCGCAGGCATTCCAACGCACGCAGCGGCAGGTTTTCCGCTTCGTCCACCAAGATGATGCGGCCGCTGTCTTTCAGCCTGCCCACCACCGCATCCATCAGCTCGTTCAGGCTGCCTTTGCCCTCTGCGCCCAGCATGGCGGCCAGCTTTTGCAGCAGCACTTTGGCGGTATAGGTTGGATCGGTTTCAATCATCAGCGCGTCGGGTGCCTGTTTGCAGTATTCGCGCAGCGAGCTGGTTTTGCCCAAGCCGGCCTGCCCGAACAGCACCACCGCTTCGCCTTCCACGTGTGCCAGTCGCAGCACGTCGCGCACCCGCTTGGCCGTAGTCGTCAGCACATAGTCCACCTCCAGCTTTCTTTCGGCTTCGCGCTCGCGCTGCTTTTGCAGATAGGCGGCAATCTTGCGTTCGATTTCCTGCACATTGCCCGGGTATTTGCCGTGCAGGTATTGGTTCACTACGGGCGAGGTGACGCCCACGGCACGCGCCACCGCCGATTGCGAGAGGCCGTTATCGCTGATATAGTCTTGTAAATCCTGTCTGATGCTCATCTTTAAAATCCTTTTAAAAAGGGGGGTTCAGGGTTTCAGGTAGCCTGTTGCCGCAGGCTGCCTGTTTTACTTCGCCTGCGTCCGCTCCCATTCGTCGCGGTCGCTTTCAAACATAAATATCTGAGGTTTTTTCGCCGACACGGGCTCGTAGTTCCCATTGCCAACCAGTAATCCGAAGTCGGGCTGTTGCTCGATGGCCGGGCGGGTTTCTTCTTTCGCCAGACGGATGGTGTTTTCCGCGCGTTTGATTCGGCCTTTGGCACGTTTTTCCGCCAGCTGGTCGCGCACCGTAATCGGCATGGCCGCGCGTTTGTTGCCGTCCACCTTGGCTTTGCACACAAAGCTGCCGTCCATCTTGTACACATACACCCACTCGGCATCGTCGTAGTCGTAGGCTACCCGCACGTCTTCGCCGTGCAGTTCGGCCAAATCGGTCGAAAAATAAACATTGCCAAACAGTTCAATCTGCCCGCGTGCTGCCTTGCGCACTTCTTGCGGCCTAAACAGCACGTCCAGCTCCGCTTCGGCCAGCAGGTCGGGGGCGAGGTTTTCCTGCTGCATCCGCAGGTCGCGGTATTGCAGCGGGGTGTAGTGCACGCCGTCGGTGTTTTTCGGCAGTTCGCTGTGCGGCCGGTTGTTGTAGTCGGCGATGCACTGCATCACATCCGCCATAAACTGCTGCCAGCTCGGCAGCTTGGCCTTGTAGCGCTGCTGCTCGGGTGTCAATTCCTTGCCCTGCCGCCATGCGTTAAATGCGCTGTCCATCTTGCGGTAGAGCAGGTTTTGCGTGCTTCTGTCCATACTGCTGCCGGTAAAGGTTTCGTATTGCGCCGCCAGCCGGATCAGGTTGTCCTGCCACCATCTTTCAATGATGCCGCGCCCCTGCGGGTTGCCCGGCAGGCCGGTCTCGTGGTGGATGCCCAACCGCGCGGTTAGGCCGGTGATTTCGTGGTCGATGGTTTTGCCGGTTTGGCCGCCGCCGTTGTCGGAGTAGTACATCAGCGGCACACCGTTGTGCTTGATGCCGATACGCAGTGCATCCGCTACTGCCACACAGCTTTCGGCGAGCGAAAAACTAAACCCCACCACCATGCGCGTGCAGCCGTCGATAATCACGGTTACCTCGGGTTTAAACGGCTGGCCGTGGATAGGGTGCTGCACTTTGGCTTTAAAGCTGTGGCCGTCGCCGATCCACACGTCATTTGGCCGTAAAGCCTGCCAGTCGCGCCGGATATAGGGCAGCAGCGATTTGTAGGCCGCACCCGTCATCCGTCCGCGCTGCTGCATAATCTGCGGCAGCTTTTTCCATACCCGCCGCACCGTATCCAAGCTCGGCAGCTCGTAGGCCGGTTGGGCGGTAAGCCAGCCTTTGGCAAATTCCTGATAGCTGTGTGCCAGCTTCGGGGCGCTCGGGCGGCAGTGGTGCGCCATAAAATCCGCCAGCCAAGCAATCTGCACCACCGGCGTCTCTGTTTTGGTCGGGCGCGGTGCCAAAGCGGCCAACCGCGCATTGGGCGAACCGGCGGAACGGTAGGCCGCCACCCAGCCTTTCAGCGTGCGTACACTGATGCCGCGTTGGTTGTTGGCGCGGGCATTGGCTACCGGCACCAAATACGCCAGCGTTTCCGATAACTGCCCGCTTTCCACCTGCCGCACCACAAACTGCACCGCATCCGTAATGCCAAAACCGGTTACCTCATGCAGCCGCAGCACCTCCGCCGCCAGTGCCATCCGCGCATGGGCGCAGTCACGCTGCTTGTCGTTCAAACCCATCGCATAGTCGTCAATCGGCAAACCCAACTGCTCCATCCGCCGCACCGCCACAGGCCGTTTGGCTTTGGCCACACTCGGCAGCACCGCCGGCTGTGATTGAGCCAGCAGCTGTTCTGCCTGCCGCTCCCGTACCGCGGTTTGGATGGTTTCAGGTAGCCCGGCTACTTGGTATTCCATCCCGCCGCCACGCTGGGCACGTTTACGGCTCGGCCAACATTCACGCTTAGCTTTATCCGAGATGCCTTTAGGCGTTTTAGGCAAAGAGAGGATGTTGAGCTGTGCCAATTCGGCCGCACTTAAATACTTATTCATGGCTATCATCCCCAAAATCCAATTCCGGATTACCGGCCTTTTTCACGTTTTCTCTTTGGTAGGCGAGGAGAGCTAACACATTGGTGAGTGCCTCAATGGTCTCATCTACCCCGCTGCCATCCTCATGCCATTTAGCCAACAATGCCAAAGCTGCTGCCGTTTGGCTCTGCACCTGCGCCATATCCGCCGCCTTACCTTTGCGGCCGCGCGGAATTTCAATCACCACCCGGTCGCCGTGCAGCACGCTTAGGTATTCGCTAATAAAACGGCTGCCCGTTAGTGCTTCAAACTGGGCTATCCGATTGAGGGGTAAAGTGTTCTCCAACAGCCAGCGGTAATAAGTTTTAAGCTCTACCCCCATCAGGTCAGCCATCACTTTAGATGGTCGGTGCTGTTCCTTAGCGTGCTGTTTGGCCAGCTCAATCGCATGGTCCAGAGAGGTGGCTTTCGCCTGTCGTCTGATGGTTCTCATGGTAAAAATTTATCAATCGAGAATTTAAATTCGTGATTTTTTAGCCTGTTATCCGTACAATACATTTATGTATTAACTGCACGGTGCAGAACTGGCTGGAAATTGCGTGCCGCATAACGTTGCGGCCAAATTTGTTCAGGCTTCAAGCCCAGCGCATCAGCGATAACACGCTCACTTTTCGGGTAGGGTTTGATGAGCGCGCCGTAAATAGTGGTCGGATGAACATTGGCTTGCTCGGCCAGTGCTCGGATAGTCCAACCCCGTTTTTTCAACGCAGCAATGATGTCGGCGCGGTGCCAATCCAAAGGCTCTGCGGTTACCTGTTGAGCTGTATTTTTTTTCATCTTGAGATACCTATTTTTTGTCAGTTAGGGAATTGACTAGATGTAGGTATTATAGCGTTAAGCTTAAAATTAGCAAGTCTAATTTATATCGTTAAACTTAAAATTCAGGAGATTTTATTAGGTTTAGGTGTAAATATATGATTTCAATGATAATTTATTTTAAGATTAACGTTATAGTTATTTATAGGTTGAGGTTAGTCTTTGTATGGAGAACTTTAACGTTGAGTTTGCAAAGAGAATGGAGATAGTTGCGAAGAGACTTGGCAGCGTCTCCGAGCTGTGCAGAAGAGTTGATGTGGCATACCCGACAGCGACCAAATGGGTAAAAGAGGGTGCTGAGCCCAGCACCACGAACCTGATTAAAATTGCCGATGCGGCTGGAGTAAATCTGCTTTGGCTTGCTACTGGACAAGGGGCTATGCTCAAAGAAGATAGTGAAGACGGCGAACAACCAGCAGCCTATGATGGCGATCAGTATGCTCAACCTGTTTTGGATACATTGAATCGACCGGTTGATATTGAAGAGTTCGTATTTATTCCCCGCTACAACGTTAAAGTCGCTGCTGGGCACGGTTATATCGCTGAAGACGAAAAGCCAAGGTTCACAATGGCATTTCGGAAATATTGGATTCGTGTCCACCTGCGTACCGACCCTAAATCTCTCTCGGTTGTCAAAGTGGCAGGCGACAGCATGGAGGGCATATTATTTGATGGTGATAACGTCTTGGTAGATCACAGCCGTAACCAACCCGGAAACGGCTTGTATGTGCTCCGGATTGGCGAGGAGCTCATAGTCAAGCGTACCCAAACCCTCCCGGGCAACCATCTGCTTGTATCCTCCGCGAACGAGGCTTACCAACCTTTCGAATTAGATTTAGCCGACGAGACTTCAGGCGTTGAAATCATCGGCAAAGTAGTATGGTTCGGCCGGCAAATTTAAAAAGATTTAAAAGCCTTTTAAAAAGCATTCAATCCGCGCTTAATTCAGTGCAAAAGATAGCGCATTTTTTATTATTCCCAAGCAAAAGCTGGTGCAAGTTTTTTCCCGCACCAGCTTTGCTCAAACCCACGCCCCATAAAGATTTTCGCCGTTTTTTTTCTTCTACCCACTCAGTGCAAAAATAAACACCTCCCCACACTGGTTGATTTTATGCAGGGGAACGAACCGAAGCCGTGGTGGCATTTTACGGAACAGCGAAAAGCGGTTTTAGCCGATAAATAAACGCAGCCGATGAGATTGTTCAGACGACCTCCCGACCTTTCAGGTCGTCTGAAACCTTAAACCGAAAGACACAACATGCAGACAAAACCTTTTTTTCAGACGGCCTTATCCCTGTCGCTCGCCCTTGCCTTAAGCGCGTGCGCCGTCCACAGTACCAACGAAAACCTCACGCTCGAATCGACGGGGCAGGTGATGAGCGCGGCGGAGGCTGCCGAACGCTACGACGTGAACGGCAACTGGTGGGAAATCTACCAAAGCCCGCAGCTCAACGCCCTGATGGCGCAGGCTTTGGAAAACAATATCGATTTGAAACAGGCGGCCATCAGCGTCAATAAAGCCCTGTATCAGGCGAATATTTTGGGGGCGGATTTGGTGCCGTCGTTCAGCGGTTCGCTAGGCGCGTCCACATCCAAAACCCTGAACCCCGCCGCCCACGCCACCCCCTCCAGCAGCCAGCTCGGCTTGAGCTACGAATTGGATTTGTGGCGCAAACTCAGTGCCACCGCCGACGCGCAAGTGTGGGAATACCAAGCCACGCGGCAGGATATGGCGAACACGCGCCTGACTTTGATTAACAATGTCGCCGACGCCTATTTCAACATCGCCTATCTCAACGAAGCCATTGAATTGGCGCAAAAATCCCTCAAGCAATATCAGGAAATCAACCGCATTGCCGAAGCCAAGTTCCGCTACGGCAGAGCCGATTCCAGCCAGCCGACGCAGGCGGAACAATCACTCTTGAGCGCGCAAAACAACCTGATTTCCCTGAAAAACAGCCTTGACACGCAAAAACAGGTGTTACGCAACCTGCTCAATCTCAAACCGAATGAAGCCATCGCCGCCGACCCCGCGCAATACCGCCTGCCGTCCGTCAAAGGCGTGAACCTCGACGTACCGATTACCGTGTTGGCGAACCGCCCCGACCTGCGCGCCGCCGAATACCGCCTGCAATCCTCGCTCCAGTCCGTCAAAGCGCAAAAACGCAGTTGGTATCCCTCGATTACATTGGGCGCGAGCTTGAGCACGTCGTCTGAAAAAGCCAAAAGCGCGTTTAATATCCCGCTGCTGGGCGGCTCCGCCACCATCAACCTGCCGTTCCTCAACTGGCAGACCATGAAGTGGAAAGACAAAACCGCCCAAGCCAATTTCGACAGCGCCAAACTCGACTTTGAAAAAGCCCTGACTACCGCGCTGAACGAAGTCAACACCAACTACCTCGCCTACCAAAACGCCCAAGCCGCGCTCAATAACCAAGAACAGCGTTACGCTTTGGACAAGAAAAACAGCCGCTACTACCAAGTGCGCTACCAATACGGCAAAAACGAGCTGAAATACTGGCTGGAAGCGTTGAGTACAGAATACGGCTCCGCCCAAAACGTGTTGAACCAGCGGTACGAAACGCTGAAATACGAAAACATGGTGTATAAAGCGATGGCGGGTCGTTATACGCCGAAATAAGGATAAGGGGCCGTCTGAAAAATGTTCAGACGGCCCCTTTTGATTGCCTGATGCTCAAGAATCGAGCAAATCCAATAATCCGATACGTGCGCGCAAACCCCAATAGCCGGACAGTCCCGTCGTGCTGTGGCGCACGCGGCCGTTTTTCACCACAACGATGGTCGGC